AGGACAGCACAGGTATTACCTATGCTGACCCTGCGAAGCCGGATTGTACAATTCGGTTCCGATCAACGTCCGCTCAGAAAACTCTCGGCGGACAGAACGTCGCCAACTACGCTACCGAAATTATCGTAAATGATAATAACTCGATAACTGTTGGCGCTGAGTCTGTCGTTGATGCTCTTAGCATCAGGATGCGGGTATCCGGATCACTGGCGTCTAAGACACGCATTCGCAACCTGTTGGTCTCCCTCGCTGCCCAGTTAGGCACTTGGGAGACTGAGAATGTTATGCAAGGCTTCCGTCCATCCACTGCTCCTGTGGTTACGACTCCCTAACAAATTACTTTTTGTAATTTTGTTTTGGTTGTTGTTCCATTGGTTTAATGGAGGTACCGTTATGGCACCTGGAGGTGAAGATTGCAAACAAAAGGCTCAATCAGGGCTGTTAACTCTCGTATACGGGATTTTGTCAGCTGTCATTCCGACGACTGTACAATGTCTCGTCAGCAGGCTTTTGCAAAACAAAAGCTCGCTGCAAAATTCGAAGAGCCACGAAGAGGAGCCGAACTCGAGCGACGTAACGCCGCTTGGGAACGGTGGATCCAATTCGACGAAAGCATGTCCGACTCAGAAAGCCGGATCTTAGGCCCCCACTGGGCAAAAGCGCGACTATTCGTACATGAGCTCCTAACTGATTTTAGGTTAGGACCACTCACTTTTACGAACGGTTCGTCATTCGAGCCACGTGGTCCACGGTTGTCCATAAGCTGTAAGCTTACAGACACGTGGGACATAACTAGCGATTGTTTTGATGTGTTTGCTGCCGAATCTTTCCGGCACCGTGCACTTAAACACGCTGTTAAGAAGCGCTTTGCATCCTACTGCAGGTTGAAATCTTACGACGAAAGAATTTTGAATCGAAGACTCTGGGAGCGATTCGGACATATGTCTGATCCCGCATTCCAGATCTTTAAATTCAAGCTCTTTTCTACCGTAACATTCCAGCAAGGTAACAGGTGGAGCACAGTCCCAAAGAATAATCTAAAGGACCGATGCATCTGTCTGGAACCGTTCTGCAACATGCTTGTTCAGCGGGCTGTTGGACTTGGTCTCCGATCTTGTCT